ATGCCGAAAATTCGTTCTGTACTCTCACATATGATGATGACCATTTACCTGAAGGCGGCTCTCTTGTTCCTCGCCATTTGCAATTATTTTTTAAACGCTTTCGCAAAGCGGCTACAGAAGTCCGTGTGCGGTATTTCGCTTGTGGCGAATATGGAGATCAAACGTGGCGACCGCATTATCACATTGCGTTCTTTGGGGTCGGCAGACAGTATTCAGACCTTGTTCGACAATGCTGGGGAATGGGACACATCAGTTTAGATGAACTCAATATTCATACATGCAAGTACATCAGTGGTTATGTTACTAAAAAGATGACGAATTCTAATAATCCTCTTTTAGAGGGTCGTCATCCAGAATTTATAAGGATGTCCAATCGTGGTGGCATTGGGTTGTCTGCTGTTGATGATATTGCTCAGGTTTTAATTTCCTCTGGCATGACTGATGGTGATGTTCCTTTTTCGTTAAAGCATGGATCTTCGTCCTATCCTTTAGGTCGTTATCTTCGTTCAAAACTAAGAGAAAAATTAGGTGTTGGTGATGATGTTAAGAAGGAGTTTTCCCTTAAGAGTCAAGAAGAAATGTTGGCTGTGTACTTACATTCAAAAGAGTTTAAGGAGGCTAAGGAGAAGGGAGGTTATTTAGGTTTTTCTGATTTTTTAAAGCTTCGTAATCATCCTAAAATTTTGTCATTAGAAGTTCGTTCCAAAATATTTAAACAAGAAAGGACCTTGTGAAATGAAACGCTCAAAACATTCGTTGTCACATAATAAATTGTTATCCTGCAACATGGGTAATCTTATCCCTATTGGGCTCGTCGAAGTGCTTCCTGGTGATACGTTTCAACATTCGACGAAGGCCCTTCTTCGAGTTGCGCCCTTGCTTAGTCCTGTCATGCATAAAGTCGATGTCAGAATTCATCACTTTTTTGTTCCGCATCGTATTATCTGGGACGAGTGGGAGGATTTTATAACTGGTGGTTCCGATGGGGACAGTGTTCCTTCATTTCCTGTTATTAATATGCCTGCCGGAACCGGTGCTGCTACATCTTCTCTAGCGGATTATCTTGGTGTTCCTACAGGCATTGCTGATCTGGAAGTTTCTGCGCTTCCTTTTCGTGCTTATAGCTTGATTTTTAATGAATTCTTTCGTGATGAGGATCTAGTTAGTGAATTGACCGTATCTAAGGCGTCGGGTACCGACACAACGACAAACACTACACTTCGGCAGTGCGCATGGGAGAAGGACTATTTTACCTCTTGTCGTCCATGGACCCAAAAGGGTCCAGAAATTTCTATTCCTCTTACTGGTAATGCTCCGGTTCGAGGTTTGGGTACGGACACTACTGTTTCCTACGCTAAGACTTCTGGTTCTATTCGTGAAACTGGAGGTGTTACTACAGCAGCTACCGCCGGTGCTCCTTGGACTTCTACTTCAACGACCAATTGGTTCATGAAGCGGGATGATACGAATACAGGTTTCCCGAATGTTTATGCTGATCTTTCGGATGTTACTGCTGCTTCTGTTAATGATTTACGTCTTGCTCTTGCTCTTCAAAGATATGAGGAGGCGCGGGCCCGCTATGGTTCTAGATATGTTGAATATCTTCGTGCTCTTGGTGTTCGTTCCTCTGACAGTCGTTTACAACGGCCAGAATATCTTGGTGGCGGTCGTGAAGTTATTCAATTTTCTGAGGTTCTCCAGACTGCAGAGGGTACCGATCCCGTTGGTGAAATGCGTGGTCATGGTATAGCTGCAATGCGTACCAATCGTTATCGTCGTTTCTTTGAGGAACACGGGTACGTCATTACTTTGCTCTCAGTTCGTCCGAAAACTGTCTACATGCAAGGCCTATTCCGTACGTGGAACAGACGTACTAAGGAAGATTTCTTTCAGCCTGAATTGCAGCATATCGGGCAACAAGAAGTTCTTAACAAAGAATTATATGCTGGTGCTGCTTCTCCTTCTGGTGTTTTCGGATATCAGGACAGATATGATGAATATCGCTATCATGAAAGTTCTGTCTCTGGCGAGTTCAGGACTTCTCAGCTTAACTATTGGCATATGGGACGGGATTTTTCTTCTGCCCCTACATTAAACGGTGATTTTGTCAAGTGTGTTCCTACTAATAGGATATTTGCGGCGACAAATTCCGATCAGTTATATATAATGGCTAAGCATTCATTGCAGGCGCGCCGTATTATTGCGCCTCGTGGCAACAGCTTTATTTTCTAAGGAGAATTTCTATGGAAGTTTCAAACAAAGTTACTGGCGAAGTACGTCAAACACCCTTTATTGACGATCAGGGCAGAGAGGTTCTAGACACTACTCCTCTTTCTTTACCCGTCGGTTTTAAGCGTCCCGAAACACTCGCTGAACAGGTTGCACGCTTGGTTCGGCGGCAACATTATCTTAATTCTCTGGAGATCATTGGCGAAGAGAGTTTTGAGGAGGCGGAAGATTTTGATATTTCCGACGACCCCGTTGACCCTGATACTCCTTACCAGTCAGATGACGATTTGGCCGCCGTGCAGGCGGTCAATCATGGTCTTGTGCGTCCCCCCTCCGAGGACGAGTTAACGCGTGCCCGTGATATCATCCAGAGGGCCAAGGACGCTATTAAGAAACGTTCTTCTAAAAAATCATCCGAAGGCGACGGAGCATCCCAAAGCTCAAAGGAGCCTTCGGATGATTAACGAAGGGGGCGAAAGCCCCCTTCAATATATTCCTATTGCACATGATCTATACTTGATAGATCATGTGCTAGGTGACACCAACAAGGAGACTTTCAATGGCTCGTTATCGTTCTCGTGTACGTTCTTCTAAGTCTCTGCGTTGGGGCTCCCCTTTTATCCTGAGAAGGGCCTCATATGGCCCTTCTCAGGATGTCAGGTCGTTGGTATTAGGGCGCGGCGCGGCCCCTAGGCTCGCTAACACCTTTGTGTTGCCCCGTACCTCTTCTTCAACGACCTCTATTCCCTTTTACCCTTCTCGAATCCCCCCCCGTCACAATTTCCGTCTATTTAACAAGGTGAAATATGCGCCCGCGGCAAATGTCCTTACTGCATCTTCTCGATCATCATCAGCGCGTAAAATCGCGCGTTTTGATGCGCTCGCTGATAATAGTCGCGTTCGCGTCTGCGTCGCTCGGAATACCAGAAAGCAAGTTCTTTTCGCGTTCGGTAAAACTGGGCGTTCCGGCCGTCAATCGCGGCCGAATTACACCAGTTCTTCAACCATCTTTTGCTCTTAAGGAGGTTTCTAATGGATCCGCTTGTAACTTCATCTCTCGTAAGTGCGGGCTCGTCTCTACTTGGTGGACTTTTTGGGGGCGGTTCGCAGAAGGCTACCGCTCAAAGTGATATGAACAATGAATTGCTTGGGCAGCAATTTACTTGGCAACGCCGTCTTCATCAGGACACTTCTAAGTTTTTATGGCGTAACCAGATACCTACTACTGTTGCAGCGGCAAAATCCGCTGGCATTCATCCGCTAGTTGCAATGGGTGTTAATCCTTCTGGTGGTTCTACAGGTTCTTTCGCTATTGGTGGCGGTTCTGATGCTCCTAATGCTTTAGGTGCTGGTCTTGCTGATATGGGTCAGCATCTTGGCCGTGCGGCCCAAGCTTATTTAACCCGTGATGAACGTAACGTTCAGCAATCTATGACTGCTTTACAATTGGAGCGCGCTTCTCTTGAAAACGATTTGCTTCGTTCTCAAATTACGTCTGTTAAGGCCAATACTGTTCCTGCCCTTCCATCACCTTCAAGTCGATATTTAATCGAGGGCCAAGGTGAAACCCACCTTCCCCCTGTTTCTGCCCATTCGGGTCAAGTTATCCCTGAAATGCAGACTGTTCGTACGGCTCACGGTGATCGTGTTATTCCATCTGATGAATATGCTCGTATCATGGAAAATTATTGGCCGGAAGCTTATCGTTATATGTTTTCTGAGGTTTTGCGTGACGTAAAATCTTATCTTTCCACTCCTCGCAAACCCGGTCTATTATGGTCTCGTCGTTCAGATGGAGGGAGGTGATTTTTTAATGCGTTGGAAGCCAAAACGTCGTCGTGTTCGCTCTTTCAAGCCTCGTCGCAAACGTTTTATGTCTCGCCGTCATAATCGGTCCTTGAAGCTTCGTGTCGGGCATCGCCTATGATAGTTTGTAAACGTCCCTATATACCGGCAGGCGCGACAGCTTATCCTTGTGGTCGTTGTTTCGCCTGCCGTTCTCGTCGTAAACGCTTTTCGTTCCAAAATATTTAAACAAGAAAGGACCTATCGCCTATGATAGTTTGTAAACGTCCCTATATACCGGCAGGCGCGACAGCTTATCCTTGTGGTCGTTGTTTCGCCTGCCGTTCTCGTCGTAAACGCTTGTGGTCTCATCGTATTTATCTTGAAAGTTTAAAATATGCCGAAAATTCGTTCTGTACTCTCACATATGATGATGACCATTTACCTGAAGGCGGCTCTCTTGTTCCTCGCCATTTGCAATTATTTTTTAAACGCTTTCGCAAAGCGGCTACAGAAGT